GTGATCTTCGCGATGCCTGGGGTTTTGAACGCGTCCGCGAACCGACCCGTGGTGCTTGTCGGGTTCCCGATCATCAGGAGCCGGGACTGGTCAGACGTGAGCACACCGTCGATCCCCTCGAAGATCTGGTCGCTGACACCGGCCGCCTCGTCGACGATGACAAGGATATGGACCTCGTGGAATCCCTGGAACCGGTCCGGGTCGTAGTCCGGGGCGGTGAATCCCCAGGCCCACCAATCGCTGTCGAGTTTCAGCTCCTGGGAGAGGAGCGTGCCCCCGAGCGGGTAGCGCGAGCGGGCGTGCGCCGCCCGGATCTCTTTCCAGAGGATGCCCCGCACCTGCCGGTCGGTCGGGGCGGTCGTGATGACGATAGAGGGGCGATGGGTGTAAAGGAACCAGAGGGCCACTCGTGCGGCGGTGAAGGATTTACCGGGGCCGTGGCAGCTCTTGACGGCCGTCTCTGGGTTGTCGCGGACGGACTCGATGATGTCGCGCTGCCGCTGCCAGAGCCGGTCCCCGAGGACCGTCTCAACCCACCAGACCGGATCGCGCTGAGCCCGGTCAAGCGCTGCCATCGCGTCCTTCGTTTGTATTTGTTGCACTCTTGACCAACTCCATCCAGGAGACTACCCCGCTGTGTTCGACTTTCTGCGCGGCATCGAGGCCGAGGAGCTTGCGGCGCGATTCGAGGATCTTCAACGCTCGGTCGATGGCCGTCTCGCTCCCGTCCTCGACGTGGAGCTTGGCCTCGATGAGGAGGGATTCGAGTTCCCGGAGTTCGATGTCGATCAGTTTCTCGGCCTGCATCGTGCGCTTCGCCTGAGCAATCCCAATCTCGTGCATCAGGTCCCTGTGGACGACCGAGCGGGGGATCTCAAGCCGTTTTGCGATGTCCCGGATGGATAGCCGGGGATCGCGCTGCTTCCGGAGCCGGAGCACTTCGGCCCGGCGCTCGGCGATCTCCAGTTTCCGCGTGGAGGTCTTCGCGGCCGCACCGACGTTTGTCCGAGGCACCGACTATCACCACCCGAGCAGATGCCCAACCGTCTCCAGGCTGCCGGTGGCCGCGAGGATCGCCAGGGCGACGACAATTCGAGGCACCCAGAACGCCGCCTTGTAGTAATGGTATTCGGTTTCCAGGTCCCGCTTGAGCTCCGGCGAGAGGTCCTCCTTCGCGATCTCACTGTACCCGAGCGGCCGCAGCCGGATGCAGGAATGGATGAGCCCGAACCCGAGCGCGTGGATCTCCTCGTAGACGTTGCAGAACTCAGCGAGAAGAGATGGGGGAGCATCGCGGATATTGATCCACATCGAGTCATCTTCGCCGACGAGGTTGATCCGACACTCGCCGGTCTCGCGGTTGATCTCGCCCCCGGTCCGGACATAACCCTCCTCCCGGAGCAGGGCGATGATCCGTTCGGCGACCTGGCGCCGCTTGTCAAGGGCCATACAATCAGGAGAGTATAGGCTCCCCGAATAGAAAAATAGAGTAGATTATGGCGTTTTTACCACTTTCGCCGGTTTCGCCAGTTTCGCCTGCCGCCACTCGACGAGGACCCGGTGGACCACCTCCGCCCGAGTGAGGACCACTCCCGGCTCGAGGAGGTAGCAGAGCCGGGCGATATCGGCGGCGTCCTCGGAGGTTACTTCAATCCGCGGCATGGGGCTCGCCTCCTCGGTCAGCATATCGTAGACAGGGAGCATGGTCGCCGGCATCGGTCGTGCTCCGGCTGTAGCGCGGCGGGCCGTTGAGGTCGATGGTCGCGGGCGGCCGCCAGTCCGGGCCGGCCTGCTCCAGCGGGCACCAGTCTGGGATGAGAGGGTAGTCAGAGAACTTTCGGCAGCGGAGGATGCCGCCCTCATCGCACCACTGGCTTGCTCGGCAGCTCCGGGAGCCGGCCGCGTACGGGCACTCGTCGCAGAGTTCGACGCGGATCAGGCGGGTCATGACTCCTCGCCTCCGTCACAACCTTCCGGCGAATTTGCCGGGACGTTCTGGAGCAGCGCGAGGAGGTCCTCCCACCGGAGCACGGCCAGCGGCTCCCGCCGGCTCTGCTTCAGGACGAGGAGGGGGGTGAGCCCCTCCGCCTCGGCGTTCGCGGTGCACTGTCGCCACCACTCCGGCAAGGCGATCCGTTCCTGCGCTTTGCACTCGACCCCGAAGCCGAACCGCTCGCGGGCCGCCGGCGAGAGGTAGAGATCACAGCCGGACTGTCCCATCCCTGTGCTCTGGACGTCACCGGGGTCGATGCCGAGGCGGTCGACCAGGTCCTGCCGGACCGCCTGCTGCAGCCGCCGTCCCTTGGCCTTGCGGGAGGCGGGGGTGTTCGCGGTCACGCCGGCACCCCCCGTGGGACATTGTCCCACGTGCATTGTCCCAGATGCGGCGAGGGGTGCGAGAGGTGCGGCCGCTCTGCTGGGGATGGTGGGCGGAGGGAGAGGCCGGGGTGGAGTGACATGCGGCGCGAGGGAGACCGATCCAGACGGCGCGAGAGGACTCGGGGAGAGAGAGAAGGGGGCCTGAGGGGAGGTGTGAGTTTCTGAGTTTTGTGAGTTTCCCCTCGGCTATTTATGTACTGTATATTCTCTCCCTTTTTGATCTCTTCCCTGCATTGTACCTCTGTAAAACTCACAAACTCACATAGAGAAAATGAATATCTAATATTATTAGATATTCTTCCAATCTGGGAGCGTGGATGAGCCCAATTTTTTGTGAGTTTCTTTTTCAGGTGAGTTTTGTGAGTTTCTCTCTGGTCGGCGCGTGTGTGAGTTTTGTGAGTTTTGTGAGTTTTGTGAGTTTCTTTTGAGGTCTGTATCCTAGCATCATTGTCGTGAAATGAGTTTGTGAGTTTTGTGAGTTTCTTTTGGGGTCTGATAGTAATCTCTTGATAAGTGAGTTTCACTCGTCATCGCCTCCTGCCATGGTCTGAATAATCACCCACTGTGTCGCCCGCTGCACTGCCTTCCCTCGCTTGATCATGAGGCCGGAGGGGAACCTCCTGCCCTCCTGCCGGGCCAGGGCCCGCCCGCATGACCGGGAGAACGACCGGCGCGGATCCACGAAGGCGTCTGCCAGGTCGTCCGGCAGCACCTCGTTAATGCGGACAGGGTACTGCGTCACCGCACTCATCTCGCCCTCCAGCCGGGCCTTCAGGTCCGCCACGCTCCAGGGATTCGAGCCCCAGACCTCGTATACCGACGACAGGAACCCCTCCCACTGCCGGAGGTCCGTATCACCTTCTAGGAAAACGTCCATCGCGTTCCCCATGAACTGCGTCGCCCCGGCGTGCTCGAGGACCCCGCCGACAACCCGGCGCCAGTCCTCATACCCGCCGAGCGGCGGCACCTTCTCCGGCTCCGGGCACCCGGCCTGCACCCACGCGACCCCCAGGGTCAGCGCAGCGGCGATCAGGCGGCCCCGGTTATCTCGAACCCATCGTAGGAGGTCCGGGTGCCGGAAGTCCTCCCGCATCCATGGGAGCGCGACCTCCGCATCGATCCGGCTCAGGTAGACTCTCCTGGCGAGATCGCCCCCGATCGCCACATTGTTGCCGTTGGCAAACCAGACCGTCCGTGCCGGCACCGAGACCTCCTCGGTCTGGCCGAGCCGGCGGCCGCGCCACTCTCGCGCCGTGAGGAGTGAGGCGAGCACGTCCGAGCGGAAACTGCCCTCGAGGTTGTCCCAGATATGGACCGGCGCGCCGCCCATGAGGATCGACAGCGCCCGCTTCTCCCACTCCTCCTTGGTTTTCGGGGTCACGCTCGCCGGTGGAGTCACTCCAGTGATCGCCAGATACACCGCGTTTTGCATCAGCGACGCCCCCGACCCTGCCTGCGGTTTCGTCAGTAGCCAGCAGGGGCACGGTCCGTCGATGATCGGCCGGAACACGCCCGTCAGAAACGCCCCGACGGCGTTCCACCTCGACGCCTCATCGACGAACGGGAAGTCCCAGAACATCTCCAAGATCATCTCCTTCGCGGCTGCGATGTCTGCAGCAGTCGGGTTCGCCGGCACGGGAGCGAGGACGAACCCGGGCTCGGGGAGCAGGTACATCCGCGTCACGGAGTCATACCCGATACTGTCGTGGATCGAGCCGTCCAGGTGCAGGATCGGGGACGTCGCGATCCCGATCAGCGCTGGCAGCCCCCACTCCCCAGGCGGGCGCTCCATCAGGTCCTCGGCGATGGCCTCCCCCGGGGTGACGTAAGTTTCGACGACACCCTCTTTCTTATCGGGCTTGTAGAGGACCCAGTGGGCCGCCCGGTCCAGCTCGCCGCGGATCGCCGCCTTGTTGAGCGTCTGGATCACGGGCCGGTTGTGCTCATCGCGCTCCACCCGGACGAGCCGCCCCGCTCGGACGAAGAGCCGCGGCGGATCGTTCATCACCTGCAGGGCGTCGATCGCCTCAGCAGTCTTCTCGTTCAGGACCTTGTCGTTCAGCACGATCTTCGGCCGCCTCGCCTCCCGGGCATGAGCCTCTGCGGCCGCGTCGAGCCGTGCACGCTGCCCCTTCGCCCCCTCGACCACCTGTGGGTCGGTCACGACCCGGGCGAGCAGCGCGACCAGTTCCTCCCGCCCCATCAGGTCCAGGGCATCGGTGCCGGGGATCTCGAGGTGCGGGTGCAGGTCGCGGTACGCCTCAAGCAGTTTGATGGCCGACGACGCCCCCATCTCCGCGATCTTGTCAAGCGGGAGGACCGACTCCGGCGCCGGCTCGCCGGCCCCGGGTTCTTCGTCCGGGGTCACCGGTTCGGGTGCCGGTACTCCGGCAGCAGGTTCAGCCCTCTCGCTCTCCTCTCCGCCCCCTTCGACCGGAGGCAGAGTCTCAGGTCCCGGTCGTTCTCCGGCGTCCACCGGAGGTACTGAAACCGGGTTGTCGGGTCCCACCGTTTCATCGTGTCGAGCAGCCACCGGCTGTACCACTCCCGCCACGGGTTCCGGCGCCACCGCGGGCGCTTCGCTCTGTTTCTCATCACTTTCCTCTGATAAACCACATGCTGCTATACCCTTCCAGAACTCTGTCACAATCCGCCCGGAAACCCGCGCGAACTGCCCGGCCGCGATCGCCGCCTGCACCTGCTCCGGCCACCGGCCCGCGAGGAGCACCTCGACGCCATCGGCGGTGCGGCGGGTGCCGTTCGGCATCCAGTCCGTCCTGAGCGGGATATACACCGCGTCGTCGAGCGTGACGGCGGCATCCATCCACTCCAGGACACGGTCACGGAGCGTCGCGTCGGTCAACGCGGCGCGGAATGATTGCGATTCGATAGGTATTTTTAGCACGATAGAACTCAAGATGTCGCCTCCGGGCGGAAATTCTTGACAACGTATTCACAAACTCCGGAATCGAGTTGTTCCCCGATGCGGAGCCGTTTCTTTGCGATCTGCACGTATTCGGGGTTGATCTCGATCAGGATAGAGGAGCGCCCGAGGTCCCGCGCCACCTTCGCCACCGTGCCGGACCCGCCGAAGGGGTCCAGCACGACGCACGGCACCGGATCGCCGCCGCAGGTGCAGGTTGGTTCCCATCCGATTGTTGATCGGAGGTACTCTCCCCGGGGGATTGTGAATGGCTTGTTCTGCCCTGGCACGGCCCTGTGGTCCCCTGACCCGCTCGATTGTGATAGGAGGGACCGCCGCCACGGTGCCCCGCACTCCGGGCATGCTCCGCGCTCGCTGGTGCCTGCCTTAATGCACGGCTCGACGAGTGCCTCCGGGAACGTGGCGAAGTGTGCTTCGCTAAAACTTTGGGTTGCTATGTGCCATACGCTCCGTTTGTTCCGGCCTCCTGTTTCGGTAACTTTGCTATACGCTTTCGTCTGTTGTTCCGCGGTTAGGCCGCGTTGATTGATGGCGGTTCCGTTATCTTTCCGGGCTGTCGCGTTGTTTACGGATTTGGCGCGTTTAAAGGTCGATTCAGCATAAGGTTCTCTGATCGCA